CCAATCTTCAACCAAGCATCGTGAATTTTTTTTCTTTGTGCTGGTGAAGCGTCTCTTAAATAGTGTCTATAGTCATGAGGCCAAAACCAATCTCTTCCATCGTATTTTTTTGAACCAACTGATTCGTTTAATATTTTTTGTACTTCTTCTTTTACAATTTTTTTAATTGATTCTTTTTTTAAACGACTTTTCTCAGCTCTACCTCTATTTTTAGATTGTGATTCAAATCCCACAATTTTTCCTCCCTTGTGTGATGCATCTTTACCATCACCATTACCATAAGTACCTTTCTTTCTATTGTACTTATTTAACTCGGCCCTATACTTTTTTGCCTTTGTAGAAGATTGAAATTTTTTATATTCATCTTTATAGTCTCTATCCTCTCTCATCATCTTAGCAATCTTCATTAAAATTTCTTTATCTTTTTTAGATATCATTTTAAGTTGTTTATCTCTTGCAATCTTTTCAAGTGATTTTTTATAAGCTGCTGTAGATTCTTTTTTTGTAGGTAAATCATCATGTTTTGTTTTAGCATATTTTTTTACACTACTTTTCTTCATAGACTTAGCAGCTTTTTGAGCTGCTTTTGAAAACTTTCCAGCTGGTGCTTCACCTTTTTGTATAGACCTAACTATCCCCATAAATTTTTGTTGTTTTTTAGAAGAAGCTGGCATTATTTTAATTTATTTACTAACTTTGCAGCTTCTCTCATAAAATTAGTAACATTATTTTTATAAGCTGTTTTTAATTGTTTTGCTGCATTACGATTTTCTGGTCTTGCATCTGCTAAAAAAGCTTGTTCTAATTTAAACATTTTGTTTCTAAATCCACCTTCTTGTTTCATTAGATTTTGAAATATCTTTTTAGCTTTGTTTTTATCTGCAATACTTTCATTTACACCACAACAAGAACTACCACAGTTACAGTCTTCTTTGATTAATTCTTTTAACTTAATCACGCTTACTGCTCCTATTCCAAGAACGAACCATACTGTAAAGAGGGATGATATGTTTTTTAAGTGTTTTTAACAAAATTTTCTCATCAGCTTTATTATCGTTTGCTCTTCCAGCTTGAGCTGATAAACTAATAAACTCTTTTTCAAAGTCTCTTAATAGAACTTCGAAATCACCATATACTTTATCGATTTCTCTATTCTCATTAATCGTTTCTTCTGTTAACTCTTTATCACCATATCTCCATTCGTACCATTGGTCTGACATTTTTTTGTAATTAGGCATTTAACTTCCCCTCATAATATCGTTTATGATTGATTCTACTTTACAATAATCACCACAGGTTCTACCAACAACTTTAGTTTTATCAACAGACTCATTCATGGGATACATAAAAGCACCATGTGTAGATGGATTTGATACGAAGTCAAATGCAATAAGTTCAAAATCATCTTGTACTTCTTGTGATTGACCACCATTATCTTCTGTTACTGTTTCTACCGAACCCATACCACGAGATGAAATACCTAATTTAATTCCACTTTTAAATAATTCTTTTAATATGTTACCACTTGGTGTTCCTAAAACTTCAACTGTACCTAATAGGTTATCACCTTCCCAATGCATTTCCTTGACATTGTGAGAAACATTCTGTAAATTTACTACTGATGACTCAGGATGGTCTAACTCACCCATAGCTCTACGTTGACCGATAAATTCTTTAGTATATTTTTTAGCCTCACGTTCTAAAATTTCACGAGGATATATTCTACCATTTTGATTTTTAGCTTCAGCACGTTGTAAAACACCCTTAACAATTAACTTACCATTGTTTTCTTTCATGGATTCGTTTATTTGTTTTGGTTTTACCTCAAAAGGTAAATAATCTACTATTAGTTGTTTCATTACTTTCCACCAATCTTTTTATATGTTTTTTTAAATATATGTTGTTTTGATTCTTTTATTGCTTTATATTTTTTTCCATTGATTACTTTAATTGATTCTTCTCTTTCTCCACCACCAAAACTTTTTACTTTTTCATTTGCATCTTTTAATTTATTTATATTAAATTCTATTCCTCGTGTAGATTTAGCTAAGAGCTCTTTAGCTCTTCTTATATCATCTTTCGCATTTTCTGGATCTCTTAATGCGTCATCAAGGACATTTTGAGCAGATTGAAGTTTTTCTTGATGATGGTTTAATTCATCTTCGTAATAAGCGACTGTCTCTTCTGCGTCTTCTAAATTTTCATCATCATCCGGATTAGGACCAGAAAATTCATTTTCATCGTCATCTTCAGCATCAGCATCAAATCTCGCATCCCTATCCATATCATCAGCCTCATCGTCAGCTGCTCTATTAGCATCATTATCAAAATCTCTTTCGAAATCACCTTTACCTAAAGATTTACCTTTTGGTTCTTCTGGCTTCCCACCATCGTCATCACTCTTTTGGTCTGAGGATTTTACATACTTACCAGAATCAGTTTTTACATAAACATCAGCATCATCGTCTTTTTCTTTTCCTTTTTCTTTATATCTACCATATCCGATAGATACATATCTGTCATCGTCAGCCTCATTCATATTCTGTGCTATTTCAAGTAGTGATATCACTTATCTCTCCCCATCATAATTTCGTGTTTAAGACTTTCCAACATTTCTATCCATTGTCCTAAACGTTTTAACATATAATTCTTATCCACATCTTTATTTTGTATTTCTACTTGCCATCTTTTAAGCAAAGTGG